TTAACTCCCGGCAGTCTGGAGAGGAGCGGTTTCGCTGGGCTTGGCCGGGGTGCCGGACGGTGCGGCGGCCGGGGCGCTGGGAGCTTCCACTGCGGCCTCGGGCTTGGGAGCCGGGGCGGCTGCGGCGGGAGCGGGCGCGGACGGCGCGGGCTTGCTCGGGTGCTGGGCCATGGCCTGGAGTGTGTCCCAGTGGCGATCGACGTCGGCCTGGGCGGCGGCCAGGATGGCGGCGGCGCGGGCTTTGTCTGTGCCCTTGGAGCGGAAGCGGAGCTCGTTCTTCAGGTACTCGGCGACGGGCACGGTGGGTGAGCCGCAGTCGAGCTGGAAGGAGGGCTGTCCAGCCTCCGCGCGACGGGGGTCGAAGCGGTAGAGCGGCCAGGTGCCGGTATTGACGGCGAGCTTCTGCTGCTCGAGGCCCATGTTCATCGAATAGCCATGGGCGATGCAATGGCTGTAGGCGAGGATGAGCGAGGTGCCGGGGTAGCTCTCGGCCTCCTCAAAGGCCTTGAGGGTCTGCGAGTCCTTGGCGCCGAAGGCGACGCGGGCGACGTAGACGGAGCCGTAGCTCATGGCGATCATGCCGAGGTCTTTCTTCGGCGTGTTCTTGCCGTTGGAGGCAAACTTCGCGAGGGCTCCGAGCGGGGTGGCCTTGGACTGCTGGCCGCCGGTGTTCGAGTAGACCTCGGTGTCGAGTACGAGGATGTTGATATTCAGCCCGAGGGACATGACGTGGTCGAGTCCACCGAAGCCGATATCGTAGGCCCAGCCGTCGCCGCCGATGATCCACACGCTGCGCGGGACGAGCGAATCGGCGAGGAACTCCAGGCGGCGTGCCACGGGTGAGGCAATACGCGGGAGCTTGTCACGGAGAACCGAGATGCGTTCGCGCTGCGCCGCGATGGCGGCCTCGCCTGCGGTGGGAGCGGTGAGGATCTCGTTGACGAAATCGTCGCCGATCTGCGGGGCGAGGGAGCTGAGGAGCTGGCGGGCGGCGTGGTTCTGCTGCTCGTAGGCAAAGCGCAGGCCGAGGCCATACTCCGCATTGTCCTCGAAGAGCGAGTTGGACCAGGCGGGGCCGCGGCCTTCGCTGTTCGTGGTGTACGGGGTGGTGGGCAGGTTGCCGCCGTAGATGGAGGAGCAGCCGGTGGCGTTGGCAATGACGGCGCGGTCGCCGTAGAGCTGGGTGAGGAGCTTGATGTAGGGCGTCTCACCGCAACCGGCGCAGGCGCCGGAGAACTCGAAGAGAGGCTCGGCGAACTGGCTGGACTTCACCTCGGGCTTGAGCTGCGAACGGTCGGCGTTGGGCAGGGTGAGGAAGAAGTCGAAGTTCTTGCGGCCTGCCTCGACGTGGTCGGCGTGCGGGGCCATGTTGAGGGCCTTGCGCTTCGGGTCGGCCTTGTCCTTGACGGGGCAGACCTGGACGCAGAGCGTGCAGCCGGTGCAGTCCTCCGGGGCGACCTGGAGGGTGTACTTGTAGTCCTTGAAGTCGCGGGAGCGGAAGTCCGCGCTCTGGAAGGAATCCGGCGCGGTCTCGAGGAGCGAGGAGGGGTAGTACTTGGGCCGGATACAGGCGTGCGGGCAGACGAGCGCGCATTTATTGCACTGGATGCAGATGTCGGAGTTCCAGATGGGAACGGCGAGGCCGACGTTGCGTTTCTCCCACTTTGCGGTGCCGGTGGGCCAGGTGCCGTCGGGCGGGAAGGCGCTGACGGGGAGTTCGTCGCCGAGACCGGCCATCATCGGCGCAGTGACGTGCTGGACAAACTCGGGGGCGATCTGCGGGACGAGGGAGTGGGCCGGGGCGTTGAGCGGCGCGTTGGCGGGAATCTCGACGGGAACCATGCCGGCGAGGGCGCGGTCGACACCGGCGTAGTTTTTCTCGACGATGGCAGCGCCTTTCTTGCTGTAGGTGTGCTCGATGGCCTCCTTGATGTGGGCGATCGCTTCGTCCTTCGGGATGACGCCGGAGAGGGCGAAGAAGCAGGTCTGCATGATGGTGTTGATGCGGTTGCCGAGTCCGGCCTCCGCGGCGACCTTCACGGCGTCGATGGCGTAGACGCGGAGGTGCTTCTCGAGGATCTGCTCCTGGGCGAGGCGCGGGAGACGGCTCCAGGTCTCGGAGGGCGGGAAGGGCGTATTGATCAACACGGTCGCGCCCTCTGCGGCGATGCCGAGGACGTCGAAGCGCTCAAAGAACGGGAACTGGTGGACGCCGACGAAATTGGCCTGGCCGATGAGGTAGTGCGATCCGATGGGGCGCGGGCCGAAGCGCAGGTGCGAGACGGTCATGGCGCCGGATTTCTTCGAGTCGTAAACGAAGTAGCCCTGGGCGTAGTTCGCGGTCTTTTCGCCGATGATCTTGATGGAGTTTTTGTTCGCTCCCACGGTGCCGTCGGAGCCGAGACCGAAGAAGACGGCGCGGCAGACGTCATCAGGCTCGATGTCAAACTCGCGGTCGTAGTCGAGCGAGGTGCCGGTGATGTCGTCATTGATACCGACGGTGAAGTGGCGGCGCGGGCGCTCGGCTTTCAGCTCGTCGTAGACGGCCTTGACCATGGCGGGGGTGAATTCCTTGGACGACAGGCCGTAGCGGCCGCCGATGACGACGGGCTCGACTTCAAAGGGCGAGCAGCCAGCGGCGCGGCCCTCGGCGATGGCGGTGATGACGTCCTGGTACAGCGGCTCGCCAATGGCGCCGGGCTCCTTTGTGCGGTCGAGCACGGCGATGCTGCGCACAGTGCGCGGCAGGGCGCCGAGGAAATCCGGCACGGAGAAGGGGCGGAAGAGGCGGATTTTCAGAACGCCCGTGCGTTCGCCGTCCTGATTGAGGGCAAGGGCCGTCTCCTCGGCGGTTTCCGCGCCCGAACCCATGGCGATGATAACGCGGTCGGCATGAGGGTGGCCGGTGTATTGGAACAGCCCGTATTCGCGGCCGGTGAGGTCCGCAAAACGATCCATCAGTGCCTGAACGACGCCGGGGAGACGATTGTAGTAAGGGTTGCAGGATTCGCGGGCCTGGAAGAAGACGTCGGGATTTTGCGCGGTGCCGCGAATGACCGGGTGGTCGGGGCTGAGGCCGTGGTCGCGGAAGGCGGCGATCCATTCATCATCGATCATGCGGCGGAGGACGTCGTCGCCGAGTTCGTCGATCTTGCCGATCTCATGCGAGGTGCGGAAGCCGTCGAAGAAATGGATGAAGGGCACCTTGCCAGCGAGCGTGGCGGCGTGGGCGATGAGGGCGAGATCCTGCGCCTCCTGGACAGAGTTTGAGCAGAGCATGGCGACGCCGGTCTGGCGGCAGGCCATGACGTCGGAGTGATCGCCAAAGATGGAAAGTGCGTGGGCCGCGACGGTGCGCGCGGTGACGTGGAGGACAAAGGGAAGGAGCTCGCCCGCGATCTTGTAGAGATTCGGGATCATGAGCAGGAGACCCTGCGAGGCGGTGAATGTGGTGGAGAGTGAACCGGCCTGCAGCATGCCATGGATCGCGCCAGCGACGCCGGCCTCGGACTGCATCTGCACGAGCTGCGGGATGATGTTCCAGAGGTTTGGCTGGGACTTGCTGGACCATTCATCGCACCACTCGGCCATGGGGGAGGACGGAGTGATGGGATAAATGGCGATGGTTTCGCTCAAGCGATAGGCGACAGAGGCAACCGCCTCGTTGGCATCCAAAGTGACTGGGGCCTTCATAGTGGAGCCCAACGTAACGCCATCAATCCCAAACCGACTCTGCGTGTGTTGGCGAAGACTGTGCGGAAATTGTCACTTGGGACAACGGAGGTTGCACGGCGCGAGGGCGTGCGGGAGGCCCGGGAAAGGAGCCCGGGTGCGTTTTTTTTCGGGGATTGGACGGAAAATGGGCGGTTTGCCGGTTAGCGGGTGTTGCATCCCTAGCGCGGATGGACGGGGTTTTCGGCGTGAGGGGTTGGTTTGCGGGTGGTTTGGGCTTTGATGACATGGCAGCTTGTGATATTTCTCCTTATATCCATGAGCATACAGAACGAAACAAATCGCGTGCAGTACTGGGGAAACGAATCAACGGAGATCGCGTACCCGGTGCCGTTTTACTTCTTTGAAAGCGGCGACCTGCGGGTCGTGGTGACGGATGCCGCAGGGAATGATGCGGAACTGGAGGAGGGCGGCGGGTATTCCGTGGCGGGTGCAGGCAATGAAAACGGAGGGTCTGTATGGACTGTTTCCATCGTGCCGACCACCTCTCGGGTGACGATCTATCGCGAGGTCAGCGCAGTCCAGACCACGGTGTATGAGGAGAATGGGGAGTTCCCCGCAAAAACTCACGAACGCGCCCTCGATCGCCAGACCATGCTGAACCAGCAGAATGCGCGAGCCTTTGACCGGTCGCTGAAGGTGCGCGAGAGCGATGGCGAGAAATCGGCGATGACGGCGGTGGGGAATTCCGTGATCGGATTCGGCGCGGATTTGCAGCCGCGAACATTTACGCCGTCGCAACTGGCGGTGTGGCTGAACCTGACCCAGCAGGTTTTCGGCGAGGGAACAAAGACTTGGCTGACGGAAGCTGATAGACCTTCAGCCGTTCCTGATTTTCTTGGACAGGTTGGAGTGCAACTTAGCGACGCTTCCTTATGGGTTGCAAATGGAACGAGCGCAGGGAATTGGACTGATCCTGTGCCAGGAGTTGCGGATGGTTCGATTGCGACTGTGAAGCTCGCAGACGGCATTTTTTCCGCCGACACGACGGGCAGGGCCAAGATGGCCGATGCGTTTATTACCCTGGCGAAGATCGGAGAGGGAATTTTCACGGCAGACAGCACCGGACGCGGGAAATTTGCTTCCGGGTTTATTGACTCTAGCCTTTGCTCCTCCGATCTATGGAACGCCATCGCTCCGGCGGGGGCAGTGCTTCAAACGGTGACTGTCTCAAGAAATGACGAGTTTTCTACGACATCGCAAATTCCGTATGACAATACGAAGCCGCAAAAAGGCGAGGGGCTTCAAATTATGTCTGCTTCAATAACTCCTCTTTCCACGTCGAATAAAATAAAGATTTTGTTCGGGGGCTTTGTTAGTTCGGCAGCTCCTGCCGCCGCGACTTATTGCGTATTCAAACCAAACGTCAGCGACGACGCTCTTGGATCATGGATGTCGAGCATTGGCGGAGACGGGTATGCTAATCAGGTGTTTTTTGAGTACACCGATTCACCGGCGTCTATATCATCGCAAACCTATTCTATTCGATGCGGACCAAATACTAGTGTGACCCTTTTCTTCAATCGCCTCTATACGCCGGGGTCGAAATTCAACGGAACGCTGACGCAGACGTTCACTCTTCAGGAGATCAAGGGATGACGATTATTTTCGCGAAATTTGCTAATGCTTCGCGTTCATCGGTCGAGCTTCTGACGGTAGAGGCCGGATCCGTAATTGTGTCTTTGGACGGTCGGGACGTTTCCGGAGGATGGCAGGAGGTATATTCCGAGTGGGCTCCAGAAAACGAAACCGCTGAGTATGTCGAGCCAGCACGTACGCGCGCGGTATCCGAGCACCTCGCGTCGTTCGGTTTCGACGCCATTGCGCTCCTGAACCTCTCTGACGTCGAGCGAAAATTCGCCGCGCAGCCGGTGGATCTCCCGCCAAAATGCGCGACCGCACTCTCTTGGGTCAACGCCGTTCAAGTCGCCTACGCATCCGGCCAGACTCTTCCCGACGCACCCTGCACCCTTCCCGAACTCTTCGCGGAAATTGCCCCACTCCTAAAGCCATGATTATTGAGAACTTCCGCACCGTAATTGTTGATTTTGTTCCCGTGCTCGACAGCAGCGTCTATTCCGCTGGCGATGTGCTTTTTGACCGAGCGCAGCTCGATGTCGGGAACTATGCGAATCCCGGGCAAAGTGCAGCGCAGAAGATCCGCGGGCGAGTTGTCTCGGTCGGGGTCCTCGATAAGGACGATCAGGGCGTGGCCATGGACCTGTATTTCCTCAAGGCTGATGTCAGCCTGGGAACGGTCAATTCCGCACCGTCGATCAGCGACTCGAATGCCGAGCACATCGTCGGCTTTGTCACGGCCACGGCCAGCAAGGATCTCGGCGGCTGCCGTTTTGGACAGGCGGACTGTGACATCCGGTTTTCCGTCACGGGTGAAACACTCTATCTGGCGGCGGTGACGCAGGGGACGCCAACTCACACGGCGACCGGACTGAAATTCCGTATCGTACTTGAGCTCGAGGAGGGTTATTGATGACGATGCCATGGCGGCGATCGGCGCGGCTTGATGCGGACGCGGTGGATTACTTTGCGCGTATTGCGGCCGCCGGTGGTGGGCTTCAGAACGGTCTCTACACCGAGCGGGGGACGAAGCGAAGGCTTTCCGATTTTTTCATCTCCTTAAAGGACATGGGGCTCTGGTTGTCGATTTCCGAGATGGGAATTTTCCTTGGCGTCTCAAGTCTTCCCGCCTGCCTCGCGAAAGCCAGGTATGCGGCGGGAACACCCTCGTTGCTAACAAATTTCAACTTTGTCGCCGGCGACCACACTCCCGCCGGTGCCGCGAGCGGGCTCAGGGGGGATGGAGCGACGAAGTACCTTGCAACCGGAGTGGATCAAGCCTCTTTATCCCCGGGCAATCTGTCTCAATGGGCATATGTTAGCAATGCGGTGACGAGCGCCAACACGGAAGCTCTTTTTGGGGCGAATATCAGCCCTGGCGTGCATCTGTTCAAGACGCTCGATACGCAATTCATCTCAGCGCGCACGGCGCAGCTGGTTCCCACGGATTCCGGGTTCGCCATTACGTCCGGTTTGATTGGGTACTCTCGTGCCTCATCAAGCTTGGTCAATTGGCAGGTGGGTGTAAACTCCGGTTCCAGTGCATCGGCGTCGGCTTCCCTTGCATCATATCCCATGACCGTATTGGCTCGCGGAGGAGCCAATCCGACGCAAAGCACCGTCGCGCTTTACGGCTTTGGAGCCGCCATAGACCTCGTCGCGCTGAAGACAGCTTGTGATGGCGTGTTTGCCGCATTTGGAGGCACGCCATGAGTGATTTAGTATCGCAGCTGATGGCGTCGCTGGCGGCGGGCGTGGTGACGAAGTTCGCCGATTTGCCGCCTGAGCAGATCGAGGCGCTGACGGCGGAATTCAGCCGGGGGACGTTTACGAATGAGCAGCGGTCCGTGATGGCGGGTCTTGTTTCGGTGGCGACGGGGAAGGACGTGCAACTAGATGAGTTTAACGCCTCCTCTCCGGTTCACAAAATCAACCCGGTCGCGCTTGCTGACGGGACGCCGGTATTGCCGGTTTCGCTTTTGACATGGGCGGGCCGGGGACAGGGTTTCTCCGGTGCCCGGGACCTGCTGTTGTCGATGCCCGTTCGCCAGGTAACCGCGGCCGATTGGCCGACATCTGAGGAAACGCCATGACTGAGGAACTTCGTGCGGCCGCACAGGCCGGGGACCGTTTTGCCAATATCATTCTGCTTCTTTACAAGCTGGGCGGCTGGGGCGTGCTGTCCCTGGCGCTGCTGGTGGCGCTGCGGTACGTATGGGATGAGCGGGCTTCGACAAATCAGGCGCTCATCTCCGAACTCCGGGACGGAAAGGCGGCGACCCTTGCCATCGTTTCGCAGAATTCCGAGGCCATGCAAAAGACTGCCGAGGCGCAGCAGCAGGTCGCCAGGGCGGTCGAGCAGCTCACGGCGGAAGTTCGGAGACGCTAAAGATATGAACTTGAAAAATGGAGTATCAAAAGTCGGGGCCGTGCTCTTTGGAGCAGTGGCCGGAGTGATCGGTGCGGCGGTGACGGGCGGGGCCACTGCGGCGGTGCAGTATGTGCAGGCCAATGGCGCTACCCAGAACTGGCAGGCGGTGGGAGGAGCGGCGGCAGCCGGGGCAGTGCTTGGCACGGCAGCGTATTTCTTCCCGTCCCCAATCAAGGACCCGGCGAAGTGACTCCTCCGACGCAGGGATTCATTGAGCCGCTTCCGGGCTTCCGGTGGATGAGCTATAAAGACGGCCGTCAGGCCCTCCTCGCGCCGCTCGTGTATGTCTCCAAAGACGGCGAGCGCTTCGAGGTGCCGGCGGGGTTTGTCACCGACTACGCTTCAATCCCTTCCATCTTCTGGAACATTCCCGGCTTCGATCCCTACGGACCCGCGAAGTTCCCGGCGGTGCTGCACGACTGGCTGTATTCGCTGCGCGGCGGCGAGCCCCATGGAAAGAGGCGCGCGCAATGCGATGCCCTCTTCCTCGAGGCGATGCAGAGCGTCGGCGTGGGCTGGCTGCATCGACGCATCATCTGGGCGGCGGTGCGGCTTTGCGGCGGGCTGTGGTCGATGTCTCAACCCTGGGCGGAATGATGGGCCGCGTGCAGCGAATGAACGCCCCGGCGGTCCAGACCGCGCCGACCCCGCTGGAGGTCGCGATCCGCCATGTCGGCGTGCGGGAAACCTCGCGCAACCAGGGGCCGGAGATTGCGCTTTTCTGGAACGATACGAGCTACCCGGCCGGGGATGAAAACCGCGAGCCATGGTGCGCGGCCTTCGTGTGCTTTTGTCTGGCGGAGGCCGTCCGGCAGGGGTGGCGGCCGAGGGTCAAGGCGCTCCCGCGCGAGGCGGCGGTGCGCTATTTCCTCGACTGGTGCCGGGGCCGGTACGGCGTCGAGGTCTGGGAGAACGACGGAAAGCGCCCGCCCCAGGCGGGAGACATCGCCGTGTTCCTCCTGAGGCTCTCCCATATCGGCTTCGTCGAGAGCATCTCCGGGCGGACCTTGACCACGATCGAGGGAAACACCGACGCGGGAGGCGGTCGGGAGGGCGATGGCGTGCATCGCCGCCAGAGGGCGCTTTCGTTTCCGGGGTGGTTTGTGCGGTTTCTTTCGTTCGCGTAATCCGCGCCATTGTGTAGGGTCTCGAAATGGTCCAGGTCGAAAAACTTCTGCTGGTGGTTGCGGTCGCGCTGGCCGCGGGTGTTCCCGCGTCGCGCGCCATCGGGCCGACCAACGACCGGGACTACTTCATCGCCCCTCTGCCCACGCCCATCCCGACGCCATTCGCCGCCCCCATCTCGGGCATCGGCGCGGCGATCATGGAGGACTCCGGGGTTTGCCGGATCATGCAGGTATTGCCTGACTCTGGGGCCAAGGCTGCGGGGCTGCTGGCGAATGACGAGATCGTGCGCATCGACGGCACATCCGTGGCGGGATTCACCATCGACGACATTGCCTCGCTCCTGCGCGGCAGTCCGGGCACCCGCGTGCTCGTGACGGTGAAGCGCCCCGGCGTGGAAAAACCCCTCGACATCTGGGTCGTGCGCGCGCCGATCAAGGTTCGCTAAGCCTCGCGGCGAGCGCTGTCTTTTGGCTTGGAGTCGGGGGTTTAATTTGTTAGTTTCTCCTTATATATGTCGGCTAAACAACGAGTGAGGCGAAGCGCGGCCCTCGGCGCGGTGATCTGTGAACGCCTGGCGGGCGGCGAGAGCCTGCGCCGGATCTGCGGCGATGCCGGGATGCCGTCGCTGGCCTCCGTCTACCGCTGGCTCCAGGCGGACGAGACGTTTCGCACGCAGTACGCGCTGGCGCGCGAGCACCAGGCGGACGCGCTCTTTGACGAGATCCTCGACATCGCGGATGACGGGACGAATGACTTTGTGGAAAAAGAATCAAAAACCGGCCTGCGCACCATCGTGCTGCGGGAGGAGGCAATATCACGTTCGCGTCTGAGGGTGGAGGCGCGGAAGTGGATGATCGCCCGCCTCGCGCCGAAGAAGTACGGCGAGAAATACGAGCCAAAGGGCGAATCGTCCGACACTCTGTTGGATTTCCTCGATGGAATCCGCGCCGCGGGCGAACGCCGGGAGGGAGCGGAATGATGAAAGTCGACCATCTCAAGGACCGCCTGTGGCGGCTGCGCAACCTGTATTCCATCAAGGACGCCGAGACCGGGCGGGTGATTCCCTTCGTGCCGCGCCCCGAGCAGGAGGCGGTGTTTCAGGCCCTCGCCGAGGGGCATCGCAAGCTCATCATCCTCAAGGCCCGCCGTCTCGGCATGAGCACGGCCATCGATGTCTATGCGGCGGATGAGGCAATATTCCACGCCGGGAGGCAGATCAGCATCGTCGACCGCAACCAGGATGACGCGAGCAAAAAGCTGAGCGGCATTTGCAAGGTGGCGTTTGACTCGCTCCCCGCGGCCATCCGGGAGCGCTTCCTCGTGGTGCGCGACAATGACAGCTCGTGGCAGCTCCAGACGCGCTCCGGCGATACCGTGAGCGCGATCTATGCGGGAAAAAACGCGCGCGGCGGCACCAATCAGCTCCTCCACATCTCCGAGTGGGGCGTGATCCAGGCGGATGATCCCGGGCGCTCTGAGGAAATCCTCACTGGCGCGCTGCCTTCGGCCGAGCATGGTGTGACCATCATCGAGACCACGTGGAAAGGCGGGCGGAACGGCCACCTTTGGACACTGGTGAAAGACGCCCTGGCGATTCCCGCAGGACGGCGCACGCTCCAGGACTGGCGGTTGTTTTTCTTTCCCTGGTGGAACGACCCCACCTACCGAGAGGCAGGCGACGAGTCGCGCATCGACCCGGAGCTGCGTACCTACTTTGCGGAGAAGGAAGCCGAGATCGGGCGCCCGCTCGACCTCGGGCAGCGCACCTGGTACGCGCGGCGGCGGGCGAGCCTGGGGGTCTTCATGTACCGGGAATTTCCCACGACCTTTGACGAATGTTTTCGCGCGCCGATCGACGGAGCCATCTATGCGCCGCTCCTTGACAACCTGCGGCGGCAGGGAGCGATCACCGGCGGGCCGGTGGACGGCTGCGGACTCGTCCATACCTTCTGGGATCTCGGCAGCCCGCTCAATACCGTGGTGTGGTACGTGCAGTTCGTGGGGCGCGAGATTCGCGTCGTTGATGTCGATCTGTCCAGTGCGGATACGCCGCTCGACCTCACGCCGGTGCAGCGCGTCTCGCGCATGCTGGCCAAGGGCTACCATTACGGAATCCACTACCTGCCGCACGACGCGGCGGTGACCGAGCGCAGCGGGCGCACCTTCCAGAGCGAACTCACTGCGGCGGGGTTGGTCAATACCCGCGTCATTCCGCGCACGGCGGATATCTGGGTGGGGATCAACCGCCTGCGCCAGCTCATGCCGCGCATGTCGTTTCGCATCCCGGCCTGCGAGGCGGGGCTGGAGGCGCTGGCAAATTACCATACGCGCAGCCAGGGGGAGGGCGGTCGGGCCAGCGACGAACCTGTGCACGATTGGTCGAGCCACGCCGCCGACGCCCTGCGCATGATGGCCGAGGCGGAAATGGCGGGAATGATTTCCTCGGGCGGCGCGGGGACGCATTCGGGCCGCGTGGCGGTGAAGATGGCCGGTCGCACGAAGCGCTTTGCCTCGCGGCATTAGCCTTATGGAACATAACGAGCCGCCCGTGTGCCGGATCGCGGAGATGTACCGTACCCAGCCCGCGCGGCTGTCGTTCCGTGAGGAGCTCGATGGCTATTTGCAGCACGGCTATGTTTTCAACACCCCCACGGTCTTTGTGATGGGGCGGCCCGTTTCGCGCCGCGCGAGCCTGGAGGAGATCGTCGACCCGTGGCGGGTTTTCGCCCGGGAGGAGCAGGACGCGTGGTTCCTCGCTGCGCTGGCGGGGGACTGGCGCTCGCAGCTGCACCTCTTTCCGTATTCGCTTCCTTGGATCGGGTGGGAGAGGGGGCTGAAGAGCGGTTTGCGCTTCTGGCCGCTGGCGCGGGTGGCGCGTTATCGGCGCTAAAGATCCAGCAATTCGCAGATGGCGGCCTTGATCTCCGCCAACTGAGCTTCGGGCAATTTCCCCAATCGTCGGATCAGCGCGTGCTGGTCGATGCTGGCAAAGCCCTGGATGTTCACGGCGGAGTGCTTCGGCAACCAGCGAGGCTTTCCGATATCCACCTCCCCGCGCAGGCCGCGCAACTGTGAGGTGAGCGGGACGACGACCACGAGCGCTCTCGCGTCGGCCGGTTGCGGGTAGGCCAGGATGAGTACGGGGCGCTGCTTGGCGGCGAGCCCGAAATCGACCGTCCAGATCTCGCCAGGGCGAGGCTCAGTATTCACCGAGGGCTTTGTCCCAGGCCTTGCCCTGCTCGGCGGTGGTCAGCAGCCGCTCCGGCTGGGTGGTGATGGCAAAGGGCAGGTCATTGCGCAGTTCGACCTGGGCGAGGAAGATATTGAACGCATCGCCGGGCTTCATGCCGAGGCGGGCGAAGACCTTTTCCGCCTTGCGCAGGCGTGCGGTGGATACCCGGGCGCGAAAGAGCGTGGTGGTTTCTGACATGGCGCAAAGATGCTCAAAAATGCTCAAAAAGTCAACATGGTGCGCCCCGTGGGTATGCGGGCCGTGGTGGGTCAGCGCGGGTGCGGCGGATTCTCAGCGCCTGGAAACCTGCCTCCCTGGCATGGGTTGCAGGGTTTGAGCGAGTATTAGCGATCCGGGCCGGATTTAGGCTGTCTGTTTCTCCTTAAAAATGCATAATTAGGAATGTCGAGCGGAGAACTCCTGGTGAGCCCGCCCACGGCGATTCCCGAAGGCTGGGACCTGCGCGGTTGCAGATAATCCAGTCGGCCGAGGGGCGAACCAATTCCAACCAAGAGAAAGAGAAATCTTATGGCAGCTATCAAGAGCATTCCGGACTACTATGTGACGGAATACGAGACAAACTGGAGCCACAAGGCCCAGCAGAAAATCTCCCTGCTCAAGGATCAGGTGATCCTCGACAACATCGACGGCAAGGAGAAGAGCTACAACAAAATCGGCACGGTCGAGTTTCAGCGGGTGACCGAGCGCGCGGGAGCCACGCGAGTGAGCGACCTCAGCCTCGAGAAGCGCTGGCTGCGCCCGTTCCCCTTCGACGACACCAAGGTCTTCGACGAGTGGGATGAGAAGTTCCTCGGCGAGATCAGCCTGCCGTCGAGCCAGCTCATGGAGGCCCAGGCGGCCGCCTATGCCCGGCTCGCCGACAGCATCATCCTGCAGGCCGCCGTGGGCGATGCCTACACGGGTGAAAACGGCACGAGCGTCGTTTCCCTGCCGACCTCTCAGACGGTCGCGGTGAACTACGTCGAGAGCGGCACCGCCGCCAACAGCGGCCTCACCATCGGCAAGCTGCGCCGGGCGAAGTACATCCTCGACGACAACGACGTCGACGACATGGAGCCCCGCACCGTCGCCTATTGCGCGAAGCAGCTCCAGGACCTCCTGCGTTCCGTCGAGATCGGCAGCAAGGACTACAACGCCGTGCAGGCGCTGGTCGACGGCCAGGTGAACAAGTTCCTCGGCTTCACCTTCAAGCGCGTGTCGAGCAAGGTGCTGCCCATCTCGGGCGGCGTGCGCCAGGTGGTCTTCTGGGCGAAGAACGGCCTGCGCCTCTCCGACAGCGGCAAGCAGACCCGCATGGACATCCTGCCCATGCAGTCGCACGCGCTCCAGGTGCGTTCCGTGGGCGTGCTCGGCGCGACCCGCGACGAGGAGGCCCGCGTGGGCATCATCTACTGCGACGAGACGGTCTAAGCGACCGGCGAGGAATCCTTAGAAATCAAGAAACATCATGGCAACAGTGAAAACTGACGTGGCGACCGCGCAGAGCTCGAGCAATCCTCGGGACCGCGGCGATGGCAACAAGGTGACGGGCGACCTCCGGATTGCGGAGGCTGTCTATACAACCACGACGGCCCTGGCCGCCAGCGACGTGATCGACGTCGTGACGCTGCCCGTGGGAGCGATCGTGCTCCCCGAGCGCAGCTGGGTGGCGAGCGAGGGCACCGGCGGCACCGGCACGGCGATCGCCAAGCTCGGCGACGCGCTGGACGATGACCGCTACTCTGCGACCAGCGTGGCGATCGCCTCCGCCGCCTCCTCGGCGGTGACGGCGGCTGCGGCGACCAGCGTGGTCGTGCGCACTCCGGTGACGAAGGATACGGCGACCGTGAAGGCGACCGTGGCCCTCTCCAGCGGCACGGTGACGGCGGGCAAGGTGGTGCGCTTCAGCATCGCCTACCTTCTCCCGTAAGGGCTGGCGTCCTGGTTGATACCCCGCATCCCGGCCCCGCGCCGGGGTGCGGCAATCAGCCCGGAGCCCCCGCTCCTGCATTCCCTAATACAAATCATCATGGCAGCAAACCCGACCACCATCTGCAACCTCGCCCTGGCCCACCTCGGCGAGGATCAACTCATGAGCCTCGACGACGACTCGCGCGAGGCGCAATTCTGCAAACGCTTCTACGACCAGACGCGGGACGAGGTGATACAAAGTCACCCGTGGAATTTCGCCATCCGCCGCGCCGTCCTCTCGCGGCTCGCCGAGGCTCCCGCCTTTGGCTGGGCCTGGCAGTATCAGCTCCCCGCCGACTGCCTGCGCATCCTCCAGCTCAATGGCCACGATGTTTCGAAGCGCGAGGGCCGCTACGAGGTCGAGGGCGGCCGCCTGCTCACGAATGACGAGGAATGCGCCGTGCGCTACCTGCGCCGCGTGGAGGATGCCGCGCTGTTTCCGCCGCTCTTCGTCGAGGCCCTGGCCTTGAAAATCGCCACCCGCCTGGCGAAGCCCCTCACCGGCAGCACCTCCGAGGTCGAGCGCCTGCTCACCGAGTACGAGAGAATCACCAAACCCCTCGCCATGCGCGCCGATGCGCTGGAGGGCCGCCCCGCCGTGCGCCCGGCCTGGGTCGAGAGCGATTTTGTGCGTGCCCGCCGCGGAGGGATCTAAAGACCATGCCGTATCAGCTCATCCCCAGCTTCAACGCGGGAGAAATCTCGCCCTATCTCGACGCCCGCAGCGACCTGGAGAAGTACGCCTCCGGTTGCCGCCTGCTCGAGAATTTCATCATCCTGCCCTACGGCGGCGTCTACCGGCGTCCCGGCACCGAGTACCTTGGCCGGGCAAAGCACGCCGACTCACGCTGCCGCCTCATCGGGTTCAACTTCTCCATCACCACTCGGTTCGTCCTGGAGTTTGGCCGTGAATACGTCCGCTTCTGGTCCAATGGCGTCCCGGTCACCGTGAGCGGCTCGCCCCTGGAACTCGCCACGCCCTACCTTGAGAGCGAGCTGCGCGATCTCCAGTACGTGCAGATCAATGACGTGATGTACTTCGTCCACCCCGCGCACGAGCCGCGCAAGCTCACGCGCAAGTCGGATACCGACTGGACCTTTGCGCCCGTCGCGTGGGACTGGCCCGCCTTCCTTGATGACAATACCGACCCGACCACCATCACGCCCAGCGCCACCACGGGCACCGGCATCACGCTCACCGCATCGGCGGCGACCTTTGAGGCCGGGCACGTCGGCGCGTACTGGCAGATCGCTCACGCCCGGGCCAATGCCTCGGTGACCGTCTCCATCACCGCCAGTAATACCTCGTCCTCCCTCGCCGTCATCGGCAGCTGGGAAATCACCACCTACGGCACGTGGGCGGGCACCCTCCAGGTGCAGCGCAGCGAGGATGGCGGCGCGACGTGGGAGACCATTCGCTCCTTTGCCTCCGAGAGCAACCGCAACGTCTCCGCCACGGGCAAGGAAAACAAGGAGGTCCTCCTGCGCCTCACCGTCGCCTTTTCCTCCGGCTCTGGCACCGCGCGGCTCGAGGCCGTGCAATCGCGCGAGTACGGCTTTGTGAAGATCACCGAGGTCACCGACTCCACCCATGCGAAGGCCGACGTGGTGAACTCCCTCACCGCCGCCACCGCGACGAAGGCCTGGGCCGAGGGCGCATGGTCGCAGCGCCGCGGCTACCCGCGCACCGTCACCCTGCACGAGCAGCGGCTCTACTTTGGCGGCACCAGCGCGCGCCCGCAGTCGCTCTGGGGCAGCGTCATCGACGACTTTGAAAACTTCCGCGTCTCCTCGCTGGACGACTCCGGGTTGTTCTTCACCCTCTCCGCGCAGGAGTCCAATCCCATCCAGTGGCTCCTCTCCCAGGACCAGCTCCTCATCGGCACCGCTGGCGACGAGTGGACGCTCGGCAGCAGCGACAGCAACTCCGCCCTCACGCCCACCAACGTGCGCGCCGCCCGCCAGTCCAGCTACGGGTCAAAGTCCCTCCGCGCCCTCATCATCAACGACGTCGTCCTCTTCGTCCAACGCCAGGGGCGCAAGGTGCGCGAGCTCGTCTACTCCTTTGAGAAAGACGGCTGGGTCGCGCAGGATCTCACGCTCCTCTCCGAGCACATCACCCGCGGCGAGGTGCTCGAGTGCGCCTTCCAGCAGCAGCCCGACGCCATTTACTGGACCATCACCGGCGCGGGCCAGCTCGTCGGCATGACCTACGAACGCCTGCAAAACGTCGTCGGCTGGCACCGCCACACTACCGACGGCGCATTTGAAAGCGTCGCCACCACCTATGGCGCGAATGGCGCGGACGAGGTCTGGGTCGCCGTGCGCCGCACCATCGACGGCCAGGACGTGCGCTACATCGAGCGCTTCCGCACCGACTTCCGCGAGACCTTTGAGCAGGAGGACAAGGTCCACTGGTGGTACCTCGATTGCGCCCGCCGCATCGTCAATACCCCCGAGTCCGCCACCGTCTCCGGCCTCGATCACCTCGAGGGCAAGGGCGTGGAAATCCTCGCCGACGGCGCGGTCTCGCCCGGGCGCGAGGTCTCGGGCGGCGCCGTCACGCTGCAATCCCCCGCCGGCACCATCCTCGCCGGGCTCCCCTTCACCTCCACCCTGCGCCCGATGAAGCTCGAGATGCCCGACCAGCAGGGCGCCTCCCGGGGCCGCAAGAAACGCATCCACCGCATGCTCCTCTCCCTGCACAAGTCCCTCGGCGGCGAAGTCTCCAGCGACGGCGGCGCGCGCTGGGGAGCAGTCTATTCCCGCTCCACCGCCGACCGCATGGATGCCAGCCCGCCCGTCTTCACCGGCGACAAAAACGTCGTCGTTGCGGGCAGCCACGCCACCTCGGCCGACATCGCCGTGCGCCAGGCCCAGCCCCTGCCGCTCACCGTCCTCGACCTCGTCCTGAAGTGGGAGGTCTATGGAGACTGAGGCCGCACCGCACCGCCCGATGAAGCCCTACCTGCGGGAGTTTGACCCCGCCCGGGATTACGAGCGTGTTTCCGCCTGGTGGCAGGCGCACGGCTGGTCTGCTGTTCCGGTCGGGGCGCTGCCCCGGCTCGGCGTAGTCGCCTACTTCGCACACGAGGACGACATCGCCGCCGCTGGCTGGCTCTACATGGATAACTCCGTCGGCGTCTGCATGCTCGAGTGGCTCGTGACCCGACCCGCCAACCGGCCCAAGGACTCGCTCCGCGCCCTCGACGCCATCATCGAGTTTCTCCAGCAGCGGGCCGTCGACTTCGGCTACGGCGTGATGCTTACCACCGCCCGCCAGTCCGCTCTCGTGCGGCTGCATGAGCGCCATGGCTTTCAAAAAACTGACGAGGGCGTGACGCACCTCATCTCATTTCCCACCACGTAATCTTATGAGAATCCAACACATCGAGAACCTCTACGGCCATCATGCCATGCGCTTCGAGTACGCGCTGTCAGCCACGACGATCAGCACGGCTGCGTTTTATACAGCGATGGCTGCTTCGGTAGCTGCCTCCGCAGCAGGCGCTGGTCTGAGCATGTACTCGCAGCAGGAGCAGGCCAAGACCGCCAGCGCCATTGCGGATTATAACTACGACATCGAACGCCAGAATGCCGAGGTCCAGTCTAGGATGGCCCAGCAGCAGGCCCTCTGGCGGCAGCAGGCCGCGCAGGTCCAGTACCAGCAGCAGCAAAACAACGCCATCGCCTACGACCAGCAGGCTCAGGCCGTCGAGCAGCAGGCTCAGGAAAAGATTCGCCGCATGCGCGAGGAGGCCGATCGCACCATGGCGACGAAACGCGCTGCCTATGCGAAATCCGGCATCACCACCGAAGGCAGCCCGATAGTCGTCCTCGCCGAGGCGGGGGGCTTGCTGGAACTCGGCCAGCAGGATGCCCTTTATGATGCCAACCTCGAAGCCAGCGCCTGGCGGCGCAAAGCCACCGACGAACGCTATCAGTCGAAATTCTCCCTCTTTAATCAAGCCGTGGCGAAGTACGAGGGCGACGCTGCAAAGGTCGGCAAGATTCTCGATCTGCAGAGAGCCGACATCAATCTCGCCTCAGGTCAGGCGCAGGCTCAGGGCTATCGCGTGGCCTCCTACGGTTCGCTCATCGAGGGCGTGGGAGACATCTCCTCGACCGTCTACTCGGCAACCAAGTGATTATGCCGACTCATCGCAACCATTGAATTGTTAACACTCCCATGTCACGAGTCTATCTCCAGGAAATCCCCAATGCCCCGCAGCGCCTTGCCGACCCCGCCGTGATGAGCGGCGGCCCGAGCGCGCCCGATCTCGGCGGGGTCACGCAGACCCTGCTCCAGTCGGGCATCCAGCAGGGAGCCTTCGACGGTCCCGCCGAGGGCGTCCAGCGCGTCGCCGAGTCGGTGAAGGGGCTCGCACGCCCGCTCGCCGCCGCCGCGCTCGATTGGGCGCAGATGAAGTCCGACGCCAACGACGCCATCAATAAAGGCCAGCGCCAGGCCCTTCGCGCCGAGTGGTATTCCAACCTCAGCGCCCAGACCGAGGGCCTGCCCGAGTCCGAGTGGGTCCCGCAGTTCGAGAAAGCCCTGCCGAAGCTCAACGAGGCCCTCGCCAAGTACCCCCTCTCGCGCCGCGCCTCCCCCGAGGAGGATGGTTACCAGCTCAACTGGGTCGCCGAACGCAAAGGCTCCCTCCACATCGCCGCCACGCGCCAGGCTTTTGAGAAAGGGATGGTGACGCTCGTCGGAGGTTATCAGCAGGCCATCGCGCAGGGTGACATCGAGGGGGCGAAACGCCTCGGCGACCAGCTGGAGGCAGGGCGGTTCTGGGCACCCGAGCAGCGCAGGCTCGAAGACCAAAAGGCTGGCGATACACTGAAGCTCAACGCGCTGTCCCATCTCCTCCAGAATGACCCCCGCCGCCTCCGCTCTGAACTCGATGCTTCCAGGGCGGACGGCACCATCGCCCAAAAATTCGCACCTCTCTCACCCGAGCAGATCGTCAGCCTCGACGCCCAGGTCGATCACGGCGTCGCCGGGGTGAATGCCCGGGACTACTTCACCGCGCAAAAAGAAATCGGCGACGGCATCATCCGGAGCGGAGACGACGTCGAAAAACGCTACGGCTTGCTTCCCAAACAAACCCGCGATCTCGTCGTTCGCAATCTCGCCTCCGACCGTCCCTTCGACAACGCGAAGGATGGACCCACCCTCGCCAGGGTGCAGGTGGGCGTATTGACCTACGACCCCCGCAATGATCCCGGCCAGTCCGGGCTCCGGAAGATTCAGGAGGAAATCTCCCTCCTGCCGCGCAAGCAGCAGATGGAGATGATCAACAGCCTGCAAAAAGTTTGGACGGCGGGATTCGTCGAGGGCCGGCCGCGCTCCGCCAGCGAGATTCAGCTTTCCCGCAAATTGACGGAGTTCCAGGAAGCCGCCGATCGCGGCGACTACGGCCCCACCGGGCGCGACCCCGTCGATCCGCACCTCGTCACGGACCCGCGTGCCAGCGCCGACTTCGCGAACCGCTGCTTCTTCGTGCAGCAAAAGTACATCGCCTTCGCGCAACAACATCACGATGCCACCCCGCAGGATTGGGACAAGATGTCCAACGCCCTCCTCGTCAAGGACGCCACCGACCAGGCCAGAAAAGCCTACGCGCCCCCCGTCCCACGCAGTCAGCCTCCTTCCCCCTGGCACCAGCGCATCCCGGTCGATCAACTCCGCAAGCAGGAACAACTCCGGCGGGAACAGCATTTCGGGCAAAAGCCAGCGCAGGACCCCAAGGCCCAGGCCGCCCGCGACCGCGCCGACCAGGTCATCAACTCCACCCCCGGCAAGCTTTGAAATGGAATCAGGCAATACATTGACAAACGACGACGTACTTCATCTCGCGGACGAGTACGAGACCGCATCGCCTCAGAGGCAGCAGGAGATCAAGGGGACGCTTGGGCAGTGGCGGCAGGGCGACCGTCTCAGGCAGGAGCAGGAGCTCGCCGCGCAAAGGGAGAGCGTGGACCGCTTTTTCCTCGGCCAGTTTACCGACGACCGGGAGTTCGAGCGTTCGGCGGATCATCCGGCAGTCCACTTGGCCGAGTCTCATAGCGACGACCCCGGGCAGGTCAAATACACCGCCCTCGGGGAATCCTATCTCTCGTCGCTGCTCGGGCGGGACGTCACCGGGTTCGAGTACCAGTACCAGCGCGATGGTTACTCCCTCGCCCGCTTTGGCCGCAAGCCCGCCGACGACCGCGAGTTTCGCACCATGGTGGCCGGAGAGCTTCGCACCAACCAGATGCGAAAAACGGCCTGGGAGGATTTGCAAAAAACGGTGATCGTCAATGCGGTCAACGACAGCCTCGCCGGGAAGGAAACGATGTTAGCCCCCACCTTTCAGGAATGGGCTGTACGGCATCGCGACTTGATCGACGGAAAGGAAGAAACGGCGTTTCTGACTGCCGCGTTTCGCCAATACCGGGCTTCCCTTGAGGAGGTAAAGAGACTGCGCGAACCGGCGGCGCGGACCCTCTCGGTCCTCACGGCCTACTCCGACGGCGGCGCGACGGATGAGGATGTTTTTACTCTCGGGCAGACCCTGGCTTCCCTGTCGGAGGAAGATCGGCGGAAAGTCCTGGGCTATGTCGGTCTGGCCGCGGACGCCCGCGGCATCAAGCGCGATGTCTTTGAGCAACTCGCCAAGAATATCGGCGAATCCATTTCGCGCGGGTTTGACTGGATATCCAAGGGCAACCTCGCCTCCCAGGAGGATTGGGCAGCGATGTGGCTGGATTCGCTCAAGACTGGCGATGTTCACATACACGGTGACGAGGGCTTTCCCCGGCTGGGAGTCAACGACCTTCCGGGCAACCGGCCACTGACGCCGCAGGAGTCTGCCGAGTGGACCGGAAAATTCGAGAAGCTCATGCCAGCCTTTCAGGTGACGCGAGAGCTGCGTGCCCTGGCCAAGGAAAAGGTCGATCCAATCAAGCCGCTGCTGGCGGAGGGCACATGGGGAGGCGAGGCGGAGCGCGGGCTTTACGGGCTGGCTGGCAGTGCCGGGACGATGGCCATCACAGCCATTCCCGGCATCGGAATGATCGCCGGATCGATGGTCCTGGCCGATGAGGAGTACGACCGGCTCCGGCTGGAATACCGCGACCTCGACCCCCGCAAGGCGCGGGTGATGGCCGACATTTCCGGCATCGCGCAAATGGGGATCGAAAAGCTGCAGCTCAAGGCCCTTGGCGGCAGGCTGCCCATGCTGGGAAAACTGTTCAACGAAATGAAGCCGGGGCTGTGGAAAACGGCGGGCGTCATTGTCGGCGCAAACCTGGAGCAGAACGTGCAGGAAAACCTGCAAAACCTCGTGCCGGTGGCGGTCGACGCCCTCGGCGCTGCCATAGGCCATGATATGCCGGGGCACGACCTGCGGCGCGATCTTGGCGAGTGGGTGCACCAGATGCCGCAGACTTTCTTTGCCGTGCTGCCGATGGCGCTGGTGGGAGGAGGCGTGGCGCATTTCCGGGATTTCAGCGATGACGGGCGCTTTTTGCTCGAGCCTGAGATGCTGGCCATCGCCGGGTTTTCCAGGGATCAGCAGCAGCACATTCATACCGCCCATACCATGGAAGAGGCGCAGGCCCGCTACCGGGAGGAGTTTTCCAGGCGATCTCCGGAAAACATCGCTGCCGGGCTCGAACTGTTGCAAAAAGCAAGGGAGCAGGCCGAGCAACAGCAAGCCGACCCCGCCCAGCCGCGTCTGGAAGCCATCACTCGCGGAGAGCGCGGCACCGAGTGGATCGTGCGCGACAGCCAGGGCCGCGAAACCCTGCGCACCCAAAATAGCGAAACCGCCCAGCTCGCCCTCGCCGAACTCCAGCAAAGCGCCGCCCGCCAGAAACAGGCGAGCACGCTGCGCTTTAGCAAGTCAGGCGACCAGGCGGAGAATGTCGGAAGGATGTGGGTCGAACTGGCCCGGGACAAGCGCACCATGCAGCACGGAGAAACCTCCGACGCCAAAGACCTCGGCACGCTGTTGACAGAGATTTCGCCGGAGGCCGGGCAGGACGTGCGGATCAGTGAGCAAAAGGCGCTCAATGGGCAGAACGACGGCTATGTATTTCAGGGAAGCGATGGTGGGGAAATCAAAGTGGGACGCTATGTCCAGGATGAATATTTCTTCGACACGCAGCGTGCCGGAGAGCATAGCACACCGATCAACCAGGCGGCCTATGCTTGGGCGCTGAACAACGGCAACAAAATGGTCGAGGATCCCGGCGGACTGCTGCGAATTGGCGTATTGAGGCGGACGAGTCAGATGTTATCTGCTGCGTTGAGGGCTGGCACGACGCGCCACATGGAGCCGGGGCCGGACAGCGAAATCGTTGGATGGCATGAGGAAAAGTCGGAGGCGGATTTCTTTCACAACGTGGGCCTGCTCGCCATGAAGGAAGCGGAGCTCGTGCGAGGACGCTTGAAGGGGTTGGATGCCCTGCGCTATGATGGAGAAAGCCAAGCATTTTATGACGGAGAACATCGAATCCCTGCTGAAAAGGTTAATTCCTACCTCGGCGAGAGAATTGCGGGGGTGGATCCAGATTTTTCCGAAAGAATTGGGCCTGCGACTCTTAGACGAGCATTGGCAACTCGTTTTGCCGAGGAGGCCGGGACCTTGGGCGGCAGACGTTTGGGGCAGCATGCAAAAGCGAGTCCCAATCTCCATCGCATCCGCTATGCGAGGGACGATCGAGGAGAACAAGAAGTACCTGGAAGCCAAGAGACTTCAGCGGGAGGAAAACCTGCGGAAGTATCTGGAGGAACTCGACGCCCGCGAGAAAACAGCGGAGTAAGCCGCGAACAGGCCCGGCAGTGGGTCGGGGAAGTCCTGCGCAAGTGGGGCTCACACTTGGACGTAACGGTGCACGAGAGCGCCGAGGCAATCCCCGACGCCGAGTTGCGCGAGGAAGTCCTTCGCGAAGGCGATGTGGAAGCCTTCTTCAACGGCAGCGACGGGAAGATCCACCTCCTGGCCGACCGTGTGAATTCGCTCTCGGACGCCGAGCGGCTGCTCAAGCACGAGGGCTTTCACTGGGCGGTGGGAGGCAAGCTGCGCGTGGAGTACGGGCAGCTCGTGGCGGAGATCGGGCGGAGGATTCCGGGCGATCGCATGCAGGAGATCATCGCGCAATATCCGAAGGGAACGCCGGACCTCTGGGTGGAGGAATACCTCGCGCACCTGGCGGAGACCAACCCGCAGTCTCCGGTCTGGAGACAATTCGTCTACGAGGTCAAGCGCCTGCTGCGGCGGGTCTTCGGAGACCGGGTCGAGTACACGGAGCAGGACATACGCGCCTTCCTCTCCAAGGCCCAACAACGCGCCGCCCGAGCCAAGGCCACAGACGCCGCAGAATTCGCCAAGGTCCAGGAGGAACTGCGCTTAGCGAAATCCCCGAAGCCGAGAGGATGGGATCGGAAAGCATGGAATGAGATCCGAGAGGGTGATAACTGGGATTCCGTGAAAAAGCTTCTGCCGAAGGAAGATGTGCTCCCGAGCTTTCTTGACATCAGTGGCGATCAATACACGATCGTCTCGCGGGCTGCGGAATTTATACAACAGAATTCGATTGTTTCCGACTGGACCGGACGAACCGTTTATTTGCCTTACGGGCAAAGTCGTGGCGGGTACGGCAATGATCTAATGAATCGTGCGGAACACCTTACTGGATTTGAGGAGGAAAAGGGTTCTCACATACGTGAACTGGATAGGGAAAAGGCAAAATGGCTGGCAGTCGTTCCAGAAACGATAAGGGAGGCGTCTGTTAGAGTAAGGCAGCGAAGTGAAGTGTTTTACTTTAGGAATTATCGAGGTTCCGTGCACATGGTGATTACCAGTCAAGAGGGTGTTTTGGTCAACCAGCAAAAAATTGATTCGGGACTCGTAACCAGTTTTTCAGTAGACATTAAGAGGTCATTCAAAGGAGCGATCGTAGATAAAATCCGCTAGAAAAATGACCCCCGGGCGAGTTGCCTTGCCCGGGGGTGGTCTATTGACCGGCCGGTCACACTGCCGGTTTTCGCCGGGCAAGCCGCTCTTAGCTTCAGTGACCGCATGGCGACTTCATTGGAATAAGGCTCCTCCCTCACCACGCAAGAAAGAGTAAATCATAATGCAAGCGTTTTGTCAAAGCCCGACGTGGCCGAGGTGCATCGACGCTATACGTGGATATGAATCGGGTCTCGTTACGCAATATCCGGTCTATTTGAAGGACGAGGATTTTAAAGAGGCGTTCGTGGAGCAAATTAATCCGGCACCGCTGGAGTAAATTAAAGGCCCTCTCGGATACCGAGAGGGCCTCGATCGAAATAGAATTTCGACCAGCTGTCGCACGGCCGGATTTCTCCGGGCGAGCCGCGATTGACTCCAGCGACGGCAGACAGTGGCTTCAACGGGAATTTCGCCCCTCCCTCACTCGCTCGGATATTAGATCATAAGGCAGGCGCTTTGTCAAAGCTGCGCAGTGTTGATGTTGAAGGCCACCGGCTGGGGCCGGGCCGCCCGGAAGGCCGGTCTGGTCTGGGGAGAGCAGACGGCGCAGGAGCTGGCGCAGAATGCCATCGCGCCCGTCTTCGAGACCATCGCCTCGGCGATGAGGACCGATATGACACCACGGGATGCCGGGCAGGAATTCTCCCGCTACATCGAGGACATCCCGGCTACGCTGGCCGCCACCGGCTGGCTGGCCCTCATCGGCTGCGGGCTCGCCTCGGTGAGAGACATCAAGAACCCGCAGGCCGATGTCGACGTGGCCCTGCGCCACTGGGGATTCAGCGAGGAGCAGTCCAGACGCATCAAGGCGGCGGCCACGCCGGAGGCCTTCGACGCGGCAGTGCGCGAGGAAATGCCCCTGCGCACGCCCGGGGACATCGCCGCCGGCCGCCGGGAGGCCGAGGCCGCATGGCGGCAGGCCGAGCAGGAGCAAGCCGACCCCGCCCAGCCGAGGCTGGAAGCCATCACTCGCGGAGAGCGAGGCACCGAGTGGATCGTGCGCGACAGCGCAGGCCGCGAAACCCTGCGCACCCCCAACAGCGAAACCGCCCAGCTCGCCCTCGCCGAACTCCAGCAAAGCGCTGCCCGTCGGCGCGGCGGTGAAGGCGCTGCCGAGGCAAATACAGAGGACTCCCCCGAGAACCTCAACCAACTGAGAATGTCCAAGGGGCGGCAGGAGCCGCACCGGCTTGCTCAACCCTTCAATACCAGATACCTTAGCCATGATGAACAACTCCGAGACCCAGCCCATGTCCTTCAACGCGTTCTGCGAGAAGGTGAGAGAGCAGGCGAGAGCGAGTCAGGGAAACATGGGCGACGCCTCGCCAGTGCTTCCCGCCTATTTGCGTGGGCAGATGAACAAAGGAGAGCCCGTTTCGATTCTGAAACATTTCTCGTCCCAGAATTCGCCGGAGGAGAACATAGCGTCTTCATCGACCGGGAAAGCGGAAGACTCGTCAAGCTAACGAAGCCGGGATTATTCGGGGCGCAGGCGGAGGACGCTGGAGCGTACCTGGAAAGGCTGGCGCTGTCGAACCGCGTATTCGGGGACGACGTGCGCTTTGAGGGAATCGTCACGCTGCCCGGCGAGCATGCGCCGCGGGTGGTGACCTCGCAATCCTTCGTGGAGGGACGGGACGCCACCGCTGCCGAGCAGGCGGAGTACCTGCGGAGCAAGGGATTCGTCGAGCATGACGGGCGCTGGGTGCATCCGGTGCTGGGCGTGGCGGTCTGGGATACCCAGACGCCGGGAAATGTCATTACCCGGCCCGATGGCACGATGCAGGCGGTAGACCTGCAGGTGGAAATGCGGCAACCATAG